TCAGAACCGGCGGCCGGCCCATACAACGCGCCCAACGATGCACACGTCCGAGCCCTCTAGGTCGGCCCGTGTGAGCTGCCATGGGGCGAAGGCTGCGTTATCGCTGGAGATATTCAGGATGCCGCCCGGCATCGCCTGAACACGCTTAACCAAGAGCATCCCATCCATGCGCAGGATGTAGATGCCCTCACGGTCTGGCCGGGTGGCGCTGTGGTCGATCAGGATCACGTCGCCCGAGCGGAGCGTCGGCTCCATGGAGTCCCCTGAAACCCTTATCAGGCGTAGGTCTTCTGGCCTAGTGCCCAGCTCAAAGCGTATCCAATCCTCTTTGAACATCAGGGCATCGTCTGGGGCCTCATGCTCCACCACGGCACCATGACCAGCCGCTGCGCGGACGCCGTTGTAGAGCGGGACCGCTACATAACCTTCATTTGGCGGAGGAGCGCCTCGCTCCTCATTCCCTTCTGCCCGCAGCATTTCTCCGTCTCCGGTGAGTAGCCAGTTAACGTTTATTCCCAGACTGGCCAACCCTGTCAGAGCGTCTCCCCCCGGAACGCTCCGGCCATCTTCATATCCCTGATACCCACGAGCGGACACGCCAGATTTTGCTGCAATCTCCCTTTGAGAAAGCCCAAGGGCAGCCCGTGCAGCCTTTAGCCTGTCAGAGATCATCATTGCGCACCACTTTCAGAGATCAAGATGTGCACAGAAGCTGTGCACGTCACATGGCGCACAACTTCCGCAAAACCCGCTCTACAAGATGATTTCAGCGGTACGTGCATAAAAAAGTGACCTCTCCAAAGCTGTGCGCAGAAAAATACTGCGTCAACCACGTTGACAGCAGAACAATAGTTCTGTGTAATGCCATCCATCGCACAACCACGACGCGGTGCAAAACATGGCAACGAACTGCAATAAAAATACCAGTCAAGACTGGCACCCTGCTGACATCAAAGCCGCCCTTCACAAGGCGGGTAAAACCCTTACGAGCATCGCTGCCGAACATGGACTGACCAGCAGTTCAACGTTTTCGGCCGCGCTGGTGCGTAGCTATCCCCTCAATGAGAAACGGATCGCCGACGCCCTGGGACTGCACCCCAAGGAAATCTGGCCGAGCCGGTACAACGAAGACGGAACCCGGAAGCCCCAGGGATTCCGAGTTTTGCAGCAAAAGAAGTGTACCCGAGCCGTTACCGGGCGCAATGGCAATGCACGTAAGGCTGCGTGAACATGCCACGCCGGCCTGCTGACAACCTGACCATGGACCTATTCGAGGTGCCAACGCCGGTTTCCCCCCGGCCCGGAGCCCTTCTTATCGGTCAGCAGCTGCGGAGCCTGATCTCCGATCTGCTCAAGGCCTCGCCTCTGAACCGCTACGAAGTGGCGGCAAAGATGTCCGAGTTAGTCGGCCACGAAATCACCAAGAACCAGCTGGACTCCTGGACTGCCGAGAGCCGCGAAGGCTGGCGATTTCCCCTGGAATACATGCCGGCTCTGGAAGTCGTCCTGGAAACCCATGCCATTACCGCCTGGTTGGCTGACCTGCGAGGCGCCCGCCTTTCCGTAGGCCGGGAAGCCCTGGAAGCCCAACTCGGCAAGGTTAGCCGGATGAAGGACGAGCTTGCCCAGCAAGAAAAAACCCTCAAGAGACTGTTGGGGGAAAGCGCATGAACGCCCCCACACCTATAGCTCAGACGTTCGCTGTGGCTGACATTGCCCACGCCATGGGCCTGCACAGAACCAACGTTCTCCGGCGCGCAGAGAAAGAGGGCTGGCCCTTTGAGGAAAGAACGGGGCGCGGCGGGACCAAGCGTCTCTACCCCCTGAATCAGCTCCCCGCCGACGTGCGCAAGGCCGTCCAGAGCAAGGTCATGGACAAGGTTCTCCAGGATGCCGGCTCCTTTTTGCCGGCCACTGCCGGGGGAGTCCTCCCCCTTGCTTCCCCGGCGGTGCCTTTTTCGTTGCTGACCGATGCCCAGCGCCTGGAACGGGATGCCCGGAACGGTGTTCGCCTGGCCATCGAGCGCCTGCAGGGCGAATCCAGGTGCAGCCTGGAGGCGGCCATCGTCACCCTGCTGACCAATGCCGGATCCGGACGTCTGGACTCCACCCTGGATGCCATGCTGCGGCTGGCCAAGGACAAGCGGGGCCGCAAGAGCGAAAGCCCCTATCCCTCCGCCCGCACCCTGCAGCGCTGGCTGGCCGCCCAAGACCTCACCCCCAAGGTGCCGGTCAAGGACATGTCCGTGCCGGAGTGGGCGCCGGCCTTCCTCTCCTACTACCAGCGCCCCCAGAAGCCATCTGTGGCCGAGGCCTACAAGGACTTCTGCAAGGAAGTGAAGCGGGACGATCTGCCCAGCATCCACCAGGTGCGCCGCTTCCTCGACAAGATGGGTGCCGTCACCCGGGAACGGGGCCGCATGGGTGACCGTGAGCTGAAGAACATTCAGCCCTTCGTGCGCCGGGCCTTCGACAAGCTGCTGCCCAACGATGTCTGGACGGCGGACGGCCATTGCTTTGACGCCGAAGTGCAGCACCCCTACCACGGCCGCCCCTTCCGGCCGGAAGTCACCTCAATTGCCGACGTCGGCACCCGCCGCATTGTCGGTTACTCCATCGGCCTGGCAGAAGGCGCCCTGGTGGTGGTGGAAGCCCTGGCCGACGCCGGCCGCAGTAACGGTCTGCCGGCCATCTTCTACGTCGATAACGGTTCCGGTTACGACAACGACCTGATCAAGGACGAAGGCGTAGGCCTCAAGGGGCGCCTGGGCTTCCAGGTCTGCCACTCCCTGCCCTACAACTCCCAGGCCCGGGGCGTTATCGAGCGCCTGCACAAAACGGTCTGGGTCAGTGCCGCGCAAAAGCTCGAAAGCTACATGGGCGCCAAGATGGACCGGGAAGCCAAGCTGGCCATCTTCAAGATCACCCGCAAGGCCATCAAGAACGGCGGCGCCATACCCCTGATCGGCTGGGCCGACTTCATCGCCTTCTGCAACGAGCGCATCGCCGAGTACAACGACCGCCCCCACCGCAGCCTGCCCAAGATCACAGACGCTGCCGGCAAGCGGCGGCACATGAGCCCCAACGAAATGCTGGCCCAGCACCGGGCGGCAGGCTGGGAGCCTCTGATGCTGACCGGAGACGAAGCCGAGACGCTGTACCGCCCTCGGGTGGCTCGGGTCGCACAGCGCGGCGAGGTCGCCTTCGGCGGCTACCGTTACTTCTCCCGCGACCTCACCGAGTTCCACGGCGACACCGTGCAAGTGGCCTACGACATCCACGACGGCCAATGGGTCTGGGTCTATGACGAAGACGGCCGTCTGATCTGCAAGGCCGAATGGAACGGCAACAGCCGTGACTACTTCCCCATGTCCCAGGTCGAGCAGGCCCGGGAACGCCGGGCCGATGGTCGGCAGAAGCGGCTGGATGCGAAGTGGGAAGAGATCGAACTGGAGCGCCGTGGTCGCCCCGCCCTGGAGCAGGCCGAGAGCATCGTTATCCCCGGCCTGGGCACCATCGACCGGGCGGCCATCGAGAGCGTGTCCGTGCGGATCGAAGAGCCCGTCTCGGCTCTGCCGCCCGAGCTGGCCGCCTTCGCTGCCCGCCGTAACGCCACCCAGCCGGCAACCGTTACCGAACCAGCCCAGGAACAACCCGCTGCGCCCGCGTCGGAGCCCAAGGTGGCCCAGCTGCGCAAGGACCGCACCCAGTTCCCGCCGGAGACCAACTACCGCGAATGGAAAGCCCTGGAAGCGCTTGTCCTGGATGGGATGCCCATCGCCGACGAAGCAGACCGACGCTGGTTTGTGGGCTACCAGCAGACGGCCCAGTTCAAGGCCATGCAAAAAAGATTTGAGCCGGAGCGCGCCAACGCTTCGGCTCAAGGAGTGCCGGCCCGGTGAGGCCGGAATTTGAAACTACTAGAGGAGCCGCAATGGTAACCCAACAAACTCTCTCCGCACCAGGGATCGCCCAGATCGCCAACCTGGACATCACCGCCGTCGCCCTGCAGCGCCTGGTGGAGCGCGGCCCCGGCCTGCCCGGCCTGGGCGTCCTCCACGGCCCGGCCGGCTGGGGCAAAACCCTCTCCTGCAATCGCCTGGCCCAAGTCCATCGCGGCTACTTCGTCTCCATCAAAAGTGCCTGGAGCCGGAAGACCCTGCTGGAGAAGATTCTCAAGGAAATGGGCATCAAGCCCCACGGCACCATCCCCAACATGCTCGACCAGGTTTGCGACCAGCTGGCCGGTGCCGGTGACCGCCCCCTGATCCTGGACGAGTTCGACCATGCCATCCGCAACGAAAGCATGCTGGAGCTGGTCCGCGACATGCACGACGGTGGCCAGGCCGCCATCCTCATGGTCGGCGAGGAGCAGCTGCCCACCAAGTTGCAAAAGTGGGAACGCTTCCACTCCCGCGTCCTCGCCTGGGTTCCGGCCCAGCCTATCTCCCTGGGCGATGCCAAGCAGCTGGCCCCGATCTACGCCCCCGGTCTCCAGATCGCCGACGACCTCCTGGTGCGCCTCGTAACGTCCTCCCAGGGCTCCGTGCGCCGGGTGGTGGTGAATCTGCGCAGCATCGCCGAAGAGGCCGCTGTGGGCGGCTGGGACGCGGTGGATGCGGCCCTCTGGGGTGACCGCCCGATCTACACCGGCGAAACCCAGAAGCGGAGGGTGTGATGCGGGTTAAACACTCCATGGTCAACAAGCTGACCATCACAGATGCGACAGGTCTGGACCCCATTACCGTGTACGCCGAAGACTTCGGCCCTGGTCAGGGAAAAATCACCATTACCTGCTTTGGTGAAGCTTGGAGCCACTACTGGTCCCACATGGGTGAAACCACCAAGCTGGCTGATTTCTTCTGCTCCTGCGATGAAGACTATCTGGCCCACAAGCTGAAGACCGGCATTGATGACGAGATTGATGATGATGATTCTGAGCTGCTGGAGCAGCTGCTGAAGACGGAAATCATCAAGGATCGTCTCACCACGGATATCGGCAAGGACCGCGCACGCGAGCTGTGGAAGCGAGTAGTAGCACTGGACCCGCACGACATCACGGAAAAGTCCGACCTATGTTTTGAGGTTCTTGGTGATGAGTGGTGGTATCGCACCCCCAAGAAGCCCAACCCCAACTACCAATACCTGTGCTGCATCATCAACGCGGTCAAAGCTGCTTTACGGGAGGCCCCCCATGCCCCGTAAGCCCGCCCACCTCGAAATGATCGGCGGCAAGAGCCCCCGGCAGCGCATCTGGGAAGCCATCCGCGCCCGCCGGGATCGGGAGTTCTGCCAGACCGAGCTGGAGAAGCCGGCCAAGGTATCCCTGCAGGTGGTGTGGGCCTACTGCGCCGTCCTGGTCAAGGCCGGTCACCTGGAGGTGGTCCGGGAAGAGAAGGCCAACAAGGGCATCGTCCGCATCAAGTGGCTGCGCTTGGTGAAGGACAACGGGGTGGAGGCTCCCAGGCTGACCAAGGACGGCAAGCCAACCGTGCGCGGCGCCATCAACGAGAACCTGTGGCGGGCCATGCGCAACCAGGCCCAGTTGGGCGGTGACTTCAACAGCATTGAAGTCGCCTTCATGGCCACCACACCAACCGTCAAGGTCAGCGCGGATACCGCCAAGTCCTACATCACCGCCCTGCTGCAGGCCGGCTACCTGGAAGAAACCGTACCCGCCCGCAATGGGGCCGGGGGTGCCAAGGCTCGGTACGGGATGCGCCGCAAGAACCCCAAGACCGGCAAGGAGCCCGGACCCCGGCCGCCCATCGTCCAGCACCTGACCAGTGTCTACGACCCGAACATCGGCGCCGTCGTCTGGCGCGAAGAACCCGATCTGGAGGCACTCAATGACCAATGAAGCAACCACCGCCGCTCTGGCGGCCACCGACGAACCTCTGTGGAAGACAGTTCTCAAGGCGGAGGTCGCTGCGGCCGGTAAGGGCGGCGTCACCAAGGTGGCCATCCGCCTCGGCGTAGGCCGTTCCTACGTCAGCCAGGCCCTGCATGACCTGAAGAAGGGGGGCATGCCCCAGAGCTTTACCGACCGGGTGATCCAGCGCTTCCACCGCGTTACCTGCCCGGCCCGCTTCGACCTGGAGGTAGAGCGCCGCGAGTGCTACCGGGGCAACGAAAAGCCCCCCACCCACAACCCCCTGGACCTGCGGGTCTGGAAGGTATGCCAGACCTGCCCCAACCGACCCGAGAAGGGAGACCAGCAATGAACCGCGCACAGCAAGGCATCGCCCGCAAAGTCTTCCCGTTCCCCGGGGTGACTGTCATCAATCCCGGTACCGAAGGAGCGGATATGCCCGAGGCCAAAGTCTTCACCCCCGTGTTCCTGGTCCGCCTGGCCGCCATCACTGCGGCCGAGCGGGAGATTCGTGCCATGGGCTACTCGGTGGCCTGGACGGCCCTGGCCGGCCAGCTGCCGGAGATTTGCGTCACCCGTTCCGACAAGACCATGGCGCCCCTGCTGGATCGCCTGACGAACAAGCGCTTCCAGGAGAAGGAAGGCAAGACCGTCGTGTCCGGCCGCTTCATGGACTGCTGCGTCTTCTGGACTGAGGACTAAGCCATGCACCAGCGAATCCTCCAGGCCATCGCCAAGGCCACGTCACAGCAGCCGGATCGGCTTGACCACCTGGCCAAGCGCCTGGGGATTCCTGAGTTGCAGGCTGCCTCCCTCATTGAGGAGCTGTACGCGCAGCGGGCCGTGAATCAGGCCCGCATCACCCGCAAGGGCGAGTCCTTCCTGGCCATCTGGCCGACCAGCCTGCCGGCGCCCAGCACCGGCTACGCCTTCACCATCAATCCGAAGAAGCGCCCGCCATCGGGCTCTTTCACCCGGCCGCCGCGGCCGGAGAGAGGAAACACCATGAGTACCCCCGCAAAGGCACCAGCCATCGACCTGGATGCTGCCCTGCAGACCATCCTGAAGGGAACCAGCGCCGATGCCCCCATGACGGCTAGCGACATCAATGAGCTGCTGGAGCGGACGCAGTCGAGCTGGAACCCGGCCATGATCCGCCTGCTGGATAGCGGCGTAGCAGCTACCACTGACCACCCCAAACGCAAAGGAGCCAGGGCCTACTACCTGGCTTCCTCCACTTCTCCTTCCGGGGCTGTTGCCACCCCGGCCGACCAGGCGCAGGTGTCGGGCAACAACAGCGTCAGCGACGGCACTGGTGCCAACCTTTCATTGGTGGCCATCGCCGTATCCACTCCCACCCCGGGGCCTGCAGTTGCCGCTGCAGCCCCCGGGGCGGATACGTCCTCCGAGCAGGAGGTCAGCTTCGCCATCCATGACGACGGCCGCCTCTCCATCACCGACGACAACCAGGTCATGGTGCTGCCGCCTTCCGCCACCCGGCGCCTGGGCTACTTCCTGGGCTGCCTGGAGATTACGGCCTGGCCGCCCCGCTTCGACCCCCAAGTCCTCGAGGAGACCAAGGCATGAAACCCGGAATCGCCGTGCGCGTAACGGGGCACCGCCCCGGCCGTGAGCAGATTGCCCACCTTCAGGATCGGACAGGCGTCATCTGCGACGCCAGCGCCTTCAAGCTCCTGCCCGGTTTCGTGGCCGTCGCTCTCAACTACCGGGACGGCACCCCCCAGGGCAAGCGCCCCAACCTGACCCTTTTTCACCAGGACGAGCTGGAAGTCCTGGCCCCCCAAACCGTTACCGAGTGAGGAATCTATGACTGCCAAAAAGACCCGCATCAAGACCGCCGCCGCCACGGCCTTTGTCCCCCAGACCCGGGAGCAGACCGCCGAGGCCATCCGCGAGATCGGCGAACGCCAGCGCGAACTGACCCGCCTGACTGCCGACATGAACGACGAGCTGGCCCGTGTGAAAGAACGCTGGGAAATCCAGGCCGAGCCCCACAAGTCCCGCATCGAGATGCTGACCAAGGGTGTCCAGACCTGGTGCGAAGCAAACCGGGACCAGATCACCAACGGCGGCAAGGTGAAAACCGCCGCCCTCACCACCGGGGAAGTCGCCTGGCGCATGCGTCCCCCGAGCGTCCGTGTGGTCGGCGCCGAGGCGGTGCTTGACCTCCTGCGCCGCCTCGGCCTGACCCGCTTTATCCGCACCAAGGACGAAGTGAACAAGGAAGCCATCCTCAACGAACCGGAAGCCGTGGCCACCGTGCCCGGCATCAGCATCCAGCAGGGCGAGGACTTCGTGGTGGTTCCCTTCGAGGCGGAGCTGGCCGGGGAGGCTGCCTGACATGAAAAAGGTCCGTGATTTCCTCGCCATGGCCGGCCTGTCTTTCGCCATGGGCGCCTTCATGTGCGTCGGCTTCAAGGCGATGGACTGGATCATCCCCAGCCCGCCGAAGACCGTCACCTTCAAAGTCACCAGGAGCTGACCATGTTCCACAACGCCATGATCTACCGCCTGCCGCCGGCCTGGAGCATCACGGCCCAGGCCCTGAACGAGCAGCTGCAGCGCCAGCGCTTCCAGCCCTGCGGGAAGATGGACCCGCAGACCAAGGGCTTTGTACCCCCGGCCGGGGATGCCCTGGCCTACACCATCGGCAACCAGGCCTTCCTGCTGGCCCTCCAGGTGGAGGCCAAGCTGCTGCCCTCGGCCGTGATCAATCGCACCGCCCAGGAGCGGGCCGAGGAACTGGCCGTGCAGCAGGGCTACCCGGTAGGCCGCAAGCAGATGAAGGAGCTGCGGGAGCGGGTACGTGACGAACTTCTGCCCCGTGCCTTCACCCAGTGCCGCCGCACCATGCTCCTGATCGATGCCCAGGACGGCTGGCTGGTGGTGGATGCCGGTAACGCCTCCAAGGCCGAGGAAGCCCTGGAGCTGCTCGGCAAGGCCCTGGACAACTTCCCCCTGGAGCGCCTCAACACCGCCATGTCCCCCACGGCCGCCATGACCGAGTGGCTGGCCAGCGGCGAGGCGCCGGAGGGCTTCACCATCGACCGGGACTGCGAAGTGAAGTCTCCAGTGGAGGGCAAGGCCACCGTCCGCTATGTCCGCCACACCCTGGAAGGTGACGACGTGCGCCAGCACATCGCCGCCGGCAAGCTGCCCACCCGCCTGGCCATGACCTGGAACGATCGCATGTCCCTGGTCCTCACCGAAAAGCAGGAAGTGAAGCGCTTGGCGTTCCTGGATGTGGTCAAGGAACAGGCGGAAACGCAGGCAGAGAACGCCGCCGAAAAGTTCGATGCGGATCTCGCCATCCTCACCGGGGAGCTGCGCCACTTCATCCCGGCCCTGGTGGAAGCGCTTGGGGGGGAGGTGCTGAATGCCTGACCGTCAAGACGCCCCCGTCCAGTGCTGCCGCTGCCGTAACAAGCACCTGGAATCGGAACGCCCCTACGTCCCAAAGAAAGGCTGCCAGGGTGTTACCCAGTCGGTATGCCCGCGCTGCTACTGCAGCAACTACTTCAACATGACTCCCATGCTGGCCTGGTGCTGGAAATCCGGCTTGATCGAATTCGGCGAGGTTGCACCGAATGATGAGGCGGATGGCAGCGGCTGCATCGTCTTTGCCTCGGGGCCTGATGCCTTCCTGAAGGGGCGCGTCAGCGTCCTGGCCCGACATGGCCAGGGGGCCAGCGCCGGCAAGCTGCTTATTCCCGGAGTTCCCGAAGCGGAAGGAAAAATGGCGGCTGTTGATGCCCTTCGTGCCTGGGTCGCCTGGGCTGCGAAGGGAAACGGCAGCCGCCGGAGTAACGGTGTCACCTTTTTCACCAGCGGCACCCGGGAGATGTTCCATGGCTGATGCCCTGCCCAATTTAACCGCCCAGGCCGAGCTGGCCCAGGCGGTGGCCATGGTCGGCCGCCTACTGCCCGAGGGCGTCTCCGTGAGCTTCTACCGCCCGGAAGGTGAGGCCCGGGTGGCGGTGGAGGTCACCGGCCCCGATGGCGCCACCGACACCCACTGGGCGGACCAGGTCGGCCACTGATTTTTCCCGTAGCAACCAACCACAAGGAGCAACACATGAACCAAGCCGAACTGATCGCCAAGGTCGCCGAAGTCTCTGGCGCTTCCAAGAAGGACGTGGAGGCCATCCTCAAGACCACGGCCGACGTGGTAACCAACCAGCTGCAGGAGGGTGATGCCGTCGCCTTCCCCTCCCTGGGCCGCTTCACCGTGAAGGACCGCCCCGCCCGCACCGGCCGCAACCCGAAGACCGGCGAGGACGTGCAGATCGCCGCGAAGAAGGCCCCCGGCTTCTCCGTCTCCATCACCCTGAAGAAGGCCCTCAACCCCTAACCCGAGTCCCCTGACTCGGCGGCCTCGGTAACGGGGCCGCCCGGCCAGAAGACTTCCAGGAGAAGAACATGAAAGAGCATCCTATCCGTTTCATAGACCCCATGGTCCGGGCCATCCTTGACGGCGCCAAGACGCAGACGCGGCTGGTGGTGAAGGGGTGCGAGTTCGTCGAGAAGACCGCGCCGGGGATCGCTCCGTACTGGCGCCTCCTGGATCATCCGAATAAACCGGAAGGCGGCGGCTCTCCGATGGGCGCGCACCTTTCCGTACTCTGCCCCTACGGCCAGCCCGGCGACCGGCTGTGGGTGAGGGAAAACTTCAGCATCGGTGAAGACCTGGGCGACGGGTGGGAGCCGTGGATGTCTCAAGGCGACCGCTTTCACCTCCTCGAGGATGGAGGTTCGGATTACAGGGTTCCCGAGGACTACCTTATTCCGCGAAACGCCAAGGAAACGCACCACAACGAAGGAACCCCAGAGCATTGGCGCCAGTTCGGCACGATCCCCTCCATTTTCATGCCCCGCTGGGCCAGCCGCATCCTGCTGGAAATCACCGCCGTCCGGGTGGAGCGCCTGCAGGACATCACGCCAGCCGACTGCGTTGAGGAAGGCTATGTCAGCGCCCCCGTGGAGCCGTATCAGTCAGAGGAGCTGGTGGCGCTGGATTGGTACCGCCACCTGTGGGAATCCATCAACAGCACCGCCAGTTGGGCCGCCAACCCCTGGGTCTGGGTGATCGAGTTCAAGCGAGTCTAGTCATGGCCATGCTCCCCGCCGACCAGCTCAAGCGCCGCATCGTCGCCATCCGCACCCGCCGCCACCAGGTGGCCGAGCTGCTGGACGATGCCGCCTACCGTGACCTCCTGCAGCGCACCGCAGGCGTTACCAGCACCACCCAGATCAAACGCCTCGCCCAGGCTGACGCCGTGCTGCGAGAGTTCGACCGCCTGGGCCTGGGCCAGCCCGCCAAGCGCCGGCCGGTGCAGGCCGACAAAAAGCCCGCGAACGAGTGGGCCTTCGTCTTCAGCCTGCCGGTGGAGACCCAGGCCCTGGCCAAGAAAATCTACCGCTGCGCCCAGAAGATCGGCGCCCTGCAGGAGCCCAAGGTCCGCATCATGCCCAAGGCCTGGGTGGAGGGGATCATCGCCCAGTCCAAGGGCTACGTGCGCAACGGTGAGGTGTGCAAGGTGGTGGCTCCCCTGGAAACCTGCGGCCCGGTGCACATGCACGTGCTGATCCAGATTCTGGAGAGCTGGGCGAAGAAGCTAGAGGAAGCCAAGCATGCATGACTTCATTGTTTTCTTCGCCGGCGCCATGTGCGGTGCTGCCGTGGCGCTCTGGGCAGCCTTCCACTACGCCTTGAATCTCCCAGCCAGAAAGGTGGACTTCCAGGTAACGCCGGAGGCCATAGGCACCCTCAACGAACGCCTGGTGTATGCCTGGCTGGAGCATCGCGGCCTGATGTGGCAACCCAAGGGGCTGGAACAAAGCCAGATATTCAAAGGAGCGAAGAAATCATGACTCCCGAAGAACTCCAGGAGCTGCGCAATCTCCCCCAGTTCCCACGGACTGCGGAGGACCTTATCAGAATCGGCGGATTGGAAGCCGCCGCCCGGCTGATTACTGCCTGGCCGGGCCAGGAATACCCTTGCCCGGTGGCCTTCGGCCGCACCAGGAACCCAAGGGGGATGCGCCGGTACGAGATGCTGCAGGAGATCGTCGGCGATCATGCGGCTCGCCGGATCGTCAACCACTGGGGTGGCACCACCCTGGACGTGCCATCCTGCAAGGATGCGCTCTGGGCCAGAGCCCACGACAAAATCCGAGACGACTACGACAAGCTGACCAGCAGCGCCAAGGGGTACAGCCACCCGGAGGCTGTCTTCGAGCTGGGGCTGACCTACAACCTGGCCAGCCGAACAATCGAGCGTGTGATTGCCCGCCCGTCTAACCCGGCCGGACAACCTATGTCCGAGCAGGATGACAGTCAGGGGTGCTTGTTCTAAGCGCCTGCCATACATGACAATGGCGACAAAGGAGAAAGCCATGGCCATCGGAACCATCTGCAAACACTGCCAGCACGTCCGCTCCCAGGAAGACGATGGGGAAGCCGCTGAGTGGGAGTGCCCGGCCTGTCGCCGTAAATACTACGAGAAGCCCCAGCAGAAGAGCCTGGCCGCCGCCATCTACGACGCCATGTTCGTTACCGCACCAGAGAACTGGCCTCTGACCAGCAAGTGCAAGGCTTGCCGGAAGAAGGTGGCCAGGGAGGCGGAGGTTTGTCCCCATTGTGGCCGCCAGAGCCCGTATCAACCGCCGACATTGAAGCCTTTCACCGAAGCTACTACGGTGGAGAAAGCCGGGGTCCTCTTTGTCTCCAGCCTGGTCATTGTGGTTTTCGCCTCGGCCCTCTACTTCGGCAAGGTGCAGCAGAATGGCGGTCCTCGAAACAGCCCGGTGGATGGCTCTGTCCACCAAGTACAAACCTATCTGCAGGCCAACCTGCGAGACCCGGATTCCTACCAGTCAATCGACTGGGGGAAGGTCCGGCGGCAAGAAGGCCACTATGTGGTGTCCCACCGTTACCGGGCAAAGAACGGCTTCGGCGGCTATAGCGAGGAGGAGAAGACCTTCGTGCTGGATAGCACCGGGAAGGTAATCAGCACGACACCGTAACGGCCCCCGCCCCCTTACAAGCCCCGCCTCTTGCGGGGCTTTTTCATTTCTCCCCGACACCCGCCCCCCTGAGCCTTTCCCGCGCGCGCCCGTAGCATTGGCCCATGGCCTGCCGGGACTGCATCCACTACGAAAAATCCGGCGATAAACGGCGCCGGGGCCTGGATGGATACGGTTACTGCAAGGCCGCCCCCACCCTGGAGGGCCGCGCCCGGTTCTTTTCCGACGACGGTCCATGTTGGCTTGTGCCGAATCGTTACGAGGAAAAGCGCCTTGGAGCTTAACCGCATCACCATCGCCGCCCTGAGCTTCTCTGCGCTCGGCCTCGGCGGGCTTGCCGGCTACGAAAGCTGGGTAAGTACTGCAACCCAGCCCCTCCCGGGTGACAAGCCCACCTATGCCTTCGGCAGCACCACCCGGCCGGATGGCTCCCCCGTCCAGCTGGGAGACAAGATCACCCCCCCGGCCGGCCTGGCCCTGATGGTTCGCACCGTTACCATGAAGGAGCAGACCCTCAAGGGCTGCATCAACGCCAAGCTGTTCCAGCACGAATACGACGCCTACGTCAGCCTAGCCTACAACGTGGGCGCCGGAGCGGTCTGCGATTCGTCCATCCCCGGAAAGCTGGAGCGGGAGGAGTATGAAGCGGCCTGCCTGACCATCCTGGATTTCGACAAGTTCCGCGATTGCACCAAGCCCAGGGTGCAGAACCCTAAAACGGGCAAGTGGGAGTGCCCCCTGGTTCGGATTCCTGGTCTGACCAAGCGTCGCCAGTCCGAGTACCGCCGCTGCATGGGAGGTGCCTGGTGATCCGCCGTCTCGCTTATGTCCTCCTGGCCTTCCTGCTCGGGATCGGCGCCGGCTACCTGTGGGGCGATTCGGCCGGCGACACCCAGTGCCAGGCCGGCAAGGCCGGCGCCCAGGAAGCCGCCATCGAGCGCCACGACAAGGCCGCTGAAGTCGGCCACCAGGTCGAGGTCAAAACCATTCAGTCCGAAACCAAGCAGGCCGAACACACCCAGCGCCTGGTCACCGAGGGCCGCGCCCATGTCAAAGAGAATCCTTCCGCTCCTGATTGTCGCCTTGACGCTGACGGCATGCGCCGCTGGCAGTCAGCAAACCGGGGGGCGTCAACTGATACCGCCGGCACACCTGACGACGTTACCGCCAGAGCAGCTGCCGGAGCCGGCCAGCAACCATCTGGACGATCTGACGGAGAACCACGTGATCTCGGCGGGCCTGTATCACCTGGCCAGGGAGCGGCTGAAGGGACTGGTGGAGTGGATCGAGAAGACCAACAAGGAACTCCGGGGTGATGAGTAAGCGCGCCTTCGATCAGGCCAGCGAACTGGAGCAGGCCGAGCGGCAGGCTGCCTGGCAGGCCCACCACCAGATGATGGAAGCCCAGGCTGCCACTCCCTCTGCCAAGCGCTGCGCCGTCTGCCATGACCAGATTCCCCAGGAACGCCGGGAGGCATCCCCCGGCTGTCAGACCTGCACGCCGTGCCAGGCCGAGCTGGACGATGCACTGAACCGACACCACTACTGAGAAAGACCATGCCCATCCAGTTTGAACTGTGGCACCTCATTTACGTGACCATCGCTTTCCTGGGCATGGTCTTCGGCTTCGGCAAGCTGCTCCTCTGGCAATTCGACAAGCGCCTCGATGAGCGCTTTGTAGCGCAGGAGAAGGCCCGTATCGAAGGCATGGGGCACTGGGACCAACGCTTCAACAACTTTGAAAACACACTTAACGAAGCTGGAAAGGAATGGCGTCGTGTTGAGCGTGAGCTGATGGAACTGAAGGTCGAACTGCCGCACAAGTATGTCCGGCGTGATGACTACGTCCGCAATCAAACCATCATCGAATCCAAGCTGGATGCCATCTACAAGGCCCAGTGCAAGGGAGCCCTGCAATGAACATCGACCAAGCCAAAGTGCGGCGCGAATCTCTGCGCTGGTACCTGATCCTCGCCCTCTACAACGCCCGGCCGGAGCCGGTGTGTGAAGACGTGGTCCAGATGACCATGCGGGCCATCTATCCGGACGTGACTCCCCTGGAAGTCCGCCAGCAGCTCGACTACCTGGAGGACCGGGAGCTGGTGAAACTGCGCAAGGAACCATCCGGCCGCTGGTGGGCCGATCTGACCCGCGTCGGCACCGACGTGGCCGAGTACACCGTGGAAGTCGAGCCCGGGATTGCCCGGCCCGAGAAGTACTGGGGCTGACATGGCCAAGCGCAGCAGCGTCGAAGCCCTGCCGCCGGAGGTGAAGGCCTGGCTGGTGTCGGCCCTGATGGAAAAGAACTTCTCCCAGTACCTGGCCTTGGAAGAGGAATTGCGGGAGCGGGGATTCCAGATCAGCAAAAGCGCCATCCAGCGTTACGGCAAGCCGTTGGAACGCCGTCTGGCGGCCATCAAGGCCAGTACCGAAGCCGCCCGCATGCTGACCGAAGGCGCGGCCGATGACCAGGACGCCCGCTCCGAGGCCGTGATCGCCCTGGTCCAGACCGAGCTGTTCGAGACCCTGGTGAACCTGCAGGAGGCCACCGATGCGTCCATCAAGCCGGAGCAGCGGGTCAAGCTGCTCTCCACGGCGGCCAAGAACATCGCCACGCTCTCCCGGGCCAGCGTGAATCTGAAGAAGTACCAGGCGGACGTGCGCCAGGCCATCCGTCAGGAACTGCTGAATGAGCAGGCTCAGGAGCTGGAGGCCAGCTTTAAGGCTGGCGGCATGAATGAAGAGCAGGTCATGTTCTGGCGTAAGAAATTCCTCGGGGTTCAATGATGGCTCTCAAGCCATCCTCCAGCACCTTGCGCGTCGTCGAGTGGGACGAGCTGCCGGAGTCTGTACGCCAGATTCCCTCAAGCCTGAACCCCCTGACCGCCGGCATCTTGATGGCTCACCAGGCCGAATGGCTGGGGATTCAGGCCCAGATCAAGTTGTGCGAGAAAGGCCGCCGAACCGGGATCACCTTCGCCGAAGCCCTGGACTCCGTCATCACGGCCGCCTCTCGCAAGAGCGCCGGGGGGATGGACGTCTTCTACATCGGCGACACCAAAGAGAAGGGCCTGGAGTTCATCGGTTACTGCGCCAAGTTCTCCCGGGTCATCGCCGAGGCCCAGGCTTCCGGCGTCAGCGAAATTGAAGAGTTCCTGTTCGACGACCAAGACGAACACGGCAACACGCGCCAGATCAACGCCTACCGCATCCGCTTCGCCAGTGGCTTCAAGATCGTGGCGCTATCCAGTAACCCGGCCAACATCCGGGGCCTGCAGGGCAAGGTCATCATCGATGAGGCGGCCTTCCACCGTGACGTCGCCACCGTCCTTGATGCGGCCACCGCCCTCCTGATCTGGGGCGGCCGCATCGTCATCATCAGCAGCCACAACGGCAAGAGCAATCCCTTCAACGGGATGGCGACCGATATCCGGGAGGGGCGCTACGGCGACGATGCCGTGGTCTATAAGGCCACCTTTGACGATGCCGTGGCCAATGGCCTCTACGAGCGCGTGTGCTTTATGAGCGGCGAGACGCCCACGCCTGAAGGCAAGGAGCGCTGGTACAAGAAAATCCGCAACGCCTACGGTCCCCGCAAGGCCCAGATGCGCGAGGAGCTGGACGCCATTCCCCGGGACGGTAACGGTGTGTGCATCCCCGGCGTCTGGATCGAGGACGCCATGGTGCCGGGCCGGCCGGTCCTGCGCCTCGCCCTGGATGACGACTTCACCAAGCAGCCGGTCTATCGCCGCGACGCCTATGTCGAGGAATGGATCAATATCCACCTGGCGCCGGTAGTCGCCAAGCTCGACCCGGCCATGCGCCACTTCCTGGGCATGGACTACGCCCGCCACCGGGACTTCTCCATCATCTGCCCCATGGGAGTGGATCAGGCAAGGCGACGGGACGTCCCTTTCGTGGTGGAAATGCACAAGGTGCCGGCCCGGCAGCAGAAGCTGGTTCTCTTCTTCACCATCCGCAGCCTTCCCCGCTTTGCCGGTGCCGCCCTGGATGCGTCCGGTAACGGCGAAACCCTGGCAGAAGACACCGCCGATGAGTTCGGCCGCAACCGCATCGAGCAGGTCAAGATCAGCCGCAACTGGTACGGCGCCTGGATGCCAAAGTTTGTCCAGCTATTCGAGGACGGCACCATCAGCCTGCCAAAAGACGATTCCCTGCAGCAAGACATCCGCGCCATTGAGACCGTCGATGGCATCCCCATGATCGTCAAGGCCCGCTCCCAAGACCTCAAAGACCCGGAGCTGTACCGGCACGGCGACTTTGCCGGAGCCGGCGCCCTGGCCAACTTCGCCACCCTGGAGGTCGCATCCGGCCCCGTGTCGGTGGTTTCTCGCCCCCGTAATACCCGGGGCGGCATTGCAGACAGGTACTGACCATGGCCCAAGGCATCTACATCAACGAGCATCAATTCGTCAGGTTCTCCGAGGCCGGCAGGGCGGCGAGTCTGTCCGAGCAGATCGCAACCCGGGGCCGCAGCACGGACTTCTTCAACCTGGGAACTTTGCTCCCCAACCCGGACCCGATACTCAAGGCCAGGGGCCAGGACTTGCGCGTCTACCGTGAGCTGCGCTCCGATGCCCACGTCGGCGGCTGCGTCCGTCGCCGCAAGGCGGCCGTAAAGGCACTGGAGTGGGGCCTGGATCGGGAGAAGGCCAAGAGTCGGGTGGCCAAGAACGTCGAGGCCATCTTTGCCGACCTGCAGCTGGAGCGAATCATCGGCGAGATTCTCGATGCCGTCCTCTACGGCTACCAGCCTTTGGAGGTCACCTGGGGCAAGGTCGGGGGGCTTGTGGTCCCGGTCAATGTCGAATCCAAGCCGGCCGAGTGGTTCGGCTACGACGACAACAACCTGCTGCGGTTCAAGAGCCGCTCCAACCCGGTCAATGGCGAGGAGCTGCCGCCCATGAAGTTCCTGGTGGCCCGCCAGGAGCCCACCTATGCCAATCCCTACGGCTTCCCTGATCTGTCCATGTGCTTCTGGCCCATAGTATTCAAGAAGGGTGGGGTTAAGTTCTGGCTCAACTTCGCCGAGAAGTACGGTACGCCCTGGGCGGTCGGCAAAACCCCGCGCGGAACGCAACCGAGCGAAAAGGCCCAACTGGCCGACAACCTGGAAGCCATGATCCAGGATGCGGTGGCCGTGATTCCGGATGATTCCTCGGTGGAAATCCTTGAGGCGGCCGGCAAGTCCGCCAGCGCCGATCTGTACGAGCGCCTGGTCATGTACTGCCGCTCCGAGGTGAGCATTGCCCTGACCGGCACCAACCAGACGGTGGAGGCCAACTCCAACCGGGCCAGCGCCACGGCCGGCCTGGAGGTGGCTGATGATATCCGAGACGGCGATGCCGGCATCGTGGCCGAGACCTTCAACGAGCTGATCCGCTGGACGGTGGAGCTAAACTGGGGCAGCGCCGAGCGGCCGGTGTGGTCGATGTGGGACCAGGAGTCTCAGGACAGCCTGCAGGCCAGCCGGGACAAGTCCCTCTCCGATGCCGGGGCCAAGTTCAGTAACGCCTACTTCATCCGGGCTTACCGTTACCAGGAAGGCGACTTGCTGCCCCAGGGCGCATCCCAGGATGCCCTGGCCAAGACGCCACCGGCCCAGTTCTCTGAAGGAAGCCCGGCCGCCACCTCCTATGCCGATCTGGCCACCGAGACCATGGCCAAGGAAGCGGGCCAGGCCTGGGAGTACATCCTCAAGTACGTACGCCAGATCGTTGCCAAGAGCGGAAATCTGGAAGAAGTGCGGGACAAGCTGCTGCAGGCATTCTCCGATCTTCCTGTTGATCGCCTGGCCAAGGTCATGGAGCTGGGCTTTTCCGCCGCCGAGCTGGCCGGTGTGGCTGACGTGGTCCAGGAGACCGGCGTCGGCGGGAAAAGCTGATGGCGGCCATCAACTTCCCGCCCCAGGGAGATGCAAAGGCGGTGGCCCGGCTACCGTTCCAGGAACAGATCGACTTCTTCATGGGCAAGCTGGCGTTACCGACCGGCCGGTGGGACGACATCCAGGCGGCAGCCCATGACCGGGCCTGGGTGGTTGCCGGCGCCCAGGCCGCCGATCTGCTGCAAGACCTCGCCGACGCCGTGGCCAAGGCCATCGCCCAGGGCACCACCCTGGAGCAGTTCCGCAAGGACTTTGACAGCATCGTCGGCCGCCACGGCTGGTCCGGCTGGACCGGCGACGGCACCAAGGAAGGCCGGGACTGGCGGACCCGGGTCATCTACCAGACCAACCTCAACACCAGCTATTCCGCCGGCCGGCTGAAGCAGCTACTGGACCCCGACCTCCTGAAGGTAAAGCCGTTCTGGACCTATCGGCACCGGGACTCGGTGCTGCACCCCCGCCCTCTGCATGTGTCATGGAACGGCATCACCCTGCCGGCAAACCATCCATGGTTCCAGACCCACTACACCCCCAACGGCTGGGGCTGTCAGTGTTACATCGTGGCCGTCAGCATCAATGATGCGAAGGCCTGGGGCTTGCGCATCCTCGACAACCCTCCAGACGACGGCATCGATCCCCGGACGGGGGCCCCCATGGGTATCGACAAGGGCTGGGACTACATGCCAGGCGCCAGGGCCAAGGACGAGCTGCAGGCCTTCGTGGATGACAAGCTGATCCGGCTCTCTCCTCAGATCGGGGCCGCCCTGGCGGCCCATGCCGCCTCGGTGCTGCAATGAGCCTGGTCAAGCTCGAGGCCAACGAGCTGGCCGTCCAATCGGCCCTGGCGGCCAAGGTGAAGAGCCTGCAGCGCCCGCGTCCGTTGCTCCTGGCCATCGGCGAACACCTGGCCGAGACTACCCGCATGCGCTTTGTGGAGTCCCGGGCGCCAGACGGCAGCCGCTGGGCGTCCAACAGCCAGACCACCATGGAGCGCTACATCGGGGAGCGGGGGGGCTACAGCAAGAAGACCGGACGGATCATTTCCCGGGGGGCCGCCCTGGCCCAGAACAAGAAGCCCCTGGTAGGGGCGACGCGGCAGCTGGGCAGCCAGATTCTCTACCAGGCAACCGATGCGGTTCTGCAGGTCGGCTCCAACCGCATCCAGGCGGCGGTAATGCAGTACGGCGCCGACAAGGGCTCCCTGGGAGGTGGCGCGCCCTGGGGCGACATTCCGGAGCGGCCCTATCTGGGACTGTCCGCCGGCGACCGCTCCGCCATAGTGGAGATGATCGCCGGCTACATGGAGTGATTCAGCGTATCGCCTATTGCTTCTTCACATTCCTATTGATCACATAATCCTGCTGCGCGGGGAACGGGTCACAACGGCCATTCGATACCCACTGAGTGGGGTTTGCGGGCACATAGATGTAGTCACAGACCCACATGTTTCCAGTGACCGTATCAATGCGGACCAGGCGGGTGAATTTTTTATCAGGGTTGTCAGGGGGCGCAGAGAATGTGGCATCAACGAGTTGATAGCGCCCAACCAAAGGCGGCAGCTGTAGTGACTGGTCCTGGGCGATGGCGGCGGTGGCGCCCAGAGCGGCGAGGGTGATACCGAGCAGGATCTGTTTTTTCATAGGGCCTCTTGAGTGGGAAGGGTGAGTGCGAACAGCAGAACCCCACAATCGCGCCAGGATCGATTTTTTCTCCCTGGCGTGAATCACGGGCGCAGGATGTCCGCTCTCATCGCCAGTAACGCGCCAGTAACGGCCCCTGATGACAGACGAAGGTCATAACGAACCCCGCAAAATCGCCAAGCCCCCCTTCCTCCCCCTCCGGTAGTCGTTCCACTGCCGACATCCGCCCCCCTGCCAACCGTCCTGCCCGGCATCCAAACTGCCGGCATGGATACCAAAACCGCCCCCCAGCCTCCCAAGGCACCCAAGCTCCTGCACATCTTCAAAGCTGGCAAGCGCACCACGGCAGCCGGGGAAGAGATCGAGTTCACCGAGGCTGACCTCCGGGCAACCGCCGCAGCCTACGACCCGAAGCTGCACAAGGCGCCCCTGGTGATCGGCCATCCGAAGACCGACGATCCCGCCCAGGGCTGGGCCAAGGCCCTGACGGCCGGCAGCAAAGGCCTGTATGCCGAGCCTATGAAGGTCGCTCCCGAATTCGCCGAGAGCGTCAATACCGGCCGCTACGGCACGATTTCCTCCAAGTTCTATCGGCCCGCGGACCCCAACAACCCGGTCCCGGGCGTCTGGTATTTGCGCCATATCGGCTTCCTTGGTGCCGAGCCCCCCTCCGTCAAGGGCATGGATGAGCCGGAGTTTTCCGAGGATGACGACGGCTGCGTCTGCTTTACCGAAGGGGTTGAGTTCTCCGGCTGGGCAGACACCCAGGTCGCCTTCCTGTTCCGCCGCATGCGTGACTGGTGGATCAGCAAGTACGGTCTGGAAGAGGCCGACAAGGTTATCCCCGATTACGCCGTGGCCAACCTGGAAGACGAAGCCCGCCAGGAGCGGGCGGAAGAATCCGGCCAGCTCGGCCCCGCCTTTTCTGACCCGCCCACCACCACCCAGGAGAACGACACCGTGAAACCGGAAGAAGCGGCCAAGCTGCAGGCCAAGAACGACCAGTTGCAGCAGCAACTCACCCAACTACAGGCCCAGGCCCGCCAGGCCGAGCTGGCCAAGCGCCATGAAGATGCTGTGGCCTTTGCCGAATCCCTCACCGGCAAGCTCAAACCCGAGCAGCGCCAGGTGGTCGTGGCCACCCTGGATCACCTGGCCAGCCAGGAAACCCCGGTGGAGTTCGGCGAAGGCGAAAGCAAGAAACCCCTGACCGAAGCCTTCAAGGGCCTGTTCTCCGGTCTGCCCGACCTGGTCGAGTTTTCCGAGCTGGCCACCAAGGGTAAGGCCGCCACTGGTGAATCCGGCGACGTGGAGTTCTCTGCCCCCAGTGGTTACGTCGTCGATCCCGAGCGCCTGGCCCTGCACCACAAGGCCGTGGCCCATGCGGAGGAACACAAGGTGCCCTACGAGCAGGCGCTGAAGGCCGTCAGCTAAGGCTGGTTTTACCTCAACCAATTATTGGAGAACCCATGAAGACCAATCTCTCGATCCTGGCACTTACGGCCGTAGCCACCAGCGCCGTTACCGCCGCCCGCTTCGTTACCCATGCCGGCGCCCACGCCGGTGCTGCTGCCAACACCCTGGGCGTTTCCCGTACCGATGCCGCTGTTGGCCAGGCCTTCTCCGTCGACGTGATCGGCACGGCGGTGGTGGAAGCGGGCGGCGCCATCGCTGCCGGCGCCGCTGTTGAAACCGATGCCCAGGGCCGGGCCGTCACCAAGAATGCCGGCCCCACCGTCGCCCGTCTCGCCCCCGGTGAATCGGCCGTTCAGGCCGGTGACCTGGTGGAAGTGATCCTGATCGCCAACTGATCGGGCTCAACCTCATTTTTTCTAAGGAAACGCCATGAAACTCAGCAAGAATCTCCCCCTCCTGTCGGCCGTGACCATCATGGCCCTGGCGGCCCTGGCCTGGCACTTCGGCATGGTCCCCCCCGGTCTCGGCACCGAGCATGTGCTGATCGGCCTGGGTGGCATCATCGGTGGCCAGATGACGCCCGGCCAGGCCCGGGTGGTCGATCCCATCCTCACTACCGTGGCCCAGGGCTACAAGAATGGCCTGATGGTGGCCGACTTCCTTTTCCCGGTGGTGCCGGTTGATCAGAGGGGCGGCAAGATCATCCAGTTCGGCAAGGAAGACTTCCAGCTGTTCAGCACCATTCGGGCGCCCGGCGCCAATACCAAGCGGGTGCAGTACGGCTATTCCGGCGATCCCTACTCCCTGGATCAGCACGCTCTGGAAGCCGTGGTGCCCTTCGAGATTCAGGGCGAGGCCTCCACCGTTCCCGGCATCGACGTGGCGTCCGTCTCCATTGGCAAGACACAGTCCGTGATTGCCCTATCCCGGGAGTATGCCGCCGCGCAGCTGGCCACCAACGTTGCCAATTACGACAACAACCACAAGGTCACCCTCTCCGGCAGTGACAAGTGGAGCGACTACTCCGGCACCTCCGATCCCTCCCAGGACATCGACGACGCCATCGAGGCCGTCCGGGCCAGCACCGGCCGCCGGCCCAACACCGTGGAGCTGTCCCCGGTCGCTTTCAAGGCCGCCCGCCGGCACCCGAAGATTCTGGAGAACTTCAAGTACACCGGCCGTGATTCCGTTACCGCTGAAATGCTGGCGGCCCACTGGAACGTGGAGCGGGTGGTGGTGGGCGATGCGGTCTATGACTCCGGTAACGGCTTCGCCGATGTCTGGGGCCGGGACGTGGTGGTGGCCTTCACCCAGATCGGCAGTTTGGCCGACCAGGGCCTGCCCAGCTACGGTTACACCTACCGCCTGCGGGGCTTTCCCACCGTGGAAACTCCCTACCCCGATCGGAGTGCCAAGAGCATGATTTATCCGGTAACGGATGAACTGCAGCCCGTCCTGGCCTCCGCCATCTCCGGCTTCCTCATCAAGAACGCCGCCTAAATAGCCCCCGTGAGCGCGTCTTGCCCCGCCGGGAATGCCCGGCGGGGTGCGGATGCAGGAGAATCAGATGCCGACATATTCCGTTACCCAGCCCACCAAGATTTTTGGCAAGCCTGCCAAGGTGGGCGACCAGTTCGAGCTGGAAGAAGGCGACGCCCAGAGCTATCTGGACGACGGTGTGATTGAAGGGCCGGTGGAGGTGCCTGCCGGCGACAACACTACCGTGACGACCGTCAAGCCCGGCGCCACGGCGTCCAAGCCCCGTGCCCCGGCTGCTCGGAAGAAGTAAGCCATGTCCTACGCCACCGTCGCTGACCTGGTCGCCGAGTTCGGGGAGCGTGAAATCCGTGATCTGACGGATCGTGCCGACCCTCCGGCCGGCGAGATCGACGCGACGGTGGCCAACCGGGCTATCGTCCGCGCCGAGACGACCGTCAATGGTTACCTGGCCGGCCGCTATACCCTGCCGGTCCCGGCCGAGGCTGTCCGGGGCTATGTTCTCGACCTGGCCCGAGGCTATCTCTACGTCAGCGTGATGAACGACACCGTCAAGGCCCGCTACGATGCCGCCATGAAAGACCTGGTGGCCATCGGCAAGGGGCTGATGGCCCTGCCGGTTGCCCCGGCCACCGTACCGACGCCGACCCCGGCCGCCAGCGGCATGGTCGTCCGGACCCGCCCCCGCACCTTCGGGGAAAGCTGACATGTTCACCCCTGTTGAGGAAGCCCTGCAGCGGCGCGTCGGTGAGCTGCTGCCGAAATTCAAGGATAGAAGCCCGTCCCTCGGTGACCTTCTGGACGAAGCCGCCAAGCTACCCGCCCTGCCGGCAATCCCCATCGCCTACGATGGTTACAAGCCGCTGACCCAAACCGGAGCCGATGCCAAGGTGGAAAGCACCTGGCTCCTGGCCATTGCCGTTGCGTCCTCCGCCCAGGCCGGCGCCGCCCAAAGAGCCAAAGGTGAGGCGCTGGCCCTGGCTGATACCTTGCTCAAGGGGCTGCTGGGATGGCGGCCCGCCAAAGGCTATTCCCGTTTCACCCTGGCCCCGGCCGGCGGGCCGCTCTGGCTCCCCAAGCGCGGGCTCTACCTGTTGCCGGTGGCGGTGGCCACCACCCACACCCTGACCGGAGTGGAGGAGGACTGATGGCGCCACGAATCGACTGATGGCCGGGGTGATCTGTCTGCACTACAGCCGAACTGCCGACGCAATGGTCGGCGCCCCGTGCGTCATGTCACCTCCCAGCTTCGACCTTTCTTTTGGCCGTAGGCCACCAATGGTGACCTCGTTGAGGTTTCTTGATTCCGGTGGTGTTTTTGTGGGTAGTTAAGCCAGCCTGGCAAACAGTGGGCTCCACTTCGTCTCACTTTCCCACCTCCTACCGACACCCGTCCCTCTGAAGTTCTCCCAGGTAGGCCCGTAGCATGGGCCTACTGTCCTTCCTTTCAGGAATTCACGGAGAACGCCATGCCCAACCACAACCCCGCCGCCATCTTTAAGGGCACCCCCTACCTGTCCCCCTATGGGGTCAATGCCCTGGAATCGTTGGGCAATACCTCCAAGCTGTCCTACAGCGTCGATCTGGACGAAAAGGAACTGCCCGACTTCGAAACCCCCGGCGGCGGGGTGGATACCAAGCTGGTCCGGGTGAAGGCTGCCAAGGTCAACTTGTCCTTGCGCAAGGTGAAGATTTCCAATCTGGCCCTGGCTTTCGGTGGCGATGCCGCCGCATTTACGGGCGGTGCCGTGGCCGCCGAAGCCCATACCGCTGGTGCCGCTAGCTGCCTGGTGGTTCTCGACTTCCCCCAGGACATGACCAAGGAGCTGACGGTGACCCCGGAGGCCGGCGGCCCCGCCTATGAGGAGGGGGTGGATTACCAGCGCGTCCGGGCCGGCATCATCCCCTTGGAGGGAGGCGCCATCGATGTCGACGACGCCGTCAAGGTTGCCTACACCAAGCTGGCCGGCCACAAGATCGAGGGCCTCATCAACCTGAACCGCGACTTCCACCTGCTCTTCGACGGTATCAATGAGGTGGATGACGCTCCCTTCCTGGGCGAATTCTACAAGGTGAAGTTCGGTCCGGCGAAGGGCGTCGAATTCATCGGTGATGACTTCGTGTCCCTGGACCTGGAAGGCACCGTGCAGAAGGATGAGACCAAGATCGGCACCGGCGTCTCCAAGTACATGAACCTGCGGACGGGCTTCTGACCATGGCCATGCGCGTAGAAAAGACCATCACCGCCATGGGGCGGGACGTGAAAGTGCGTGAGCTGACGGTGGCAGAAATCCGCCAATGGTTGGCAGAGGCTCAAACCATGGGGGATGGGGACTCCCCCGACGTACTTTCCATGCTGCTGTTCGATGAACTTTCTCTGGATGAGCTGCAGAAATTCACCGACCTGACGCCGGATGAAATCTCCGAGGCTGCGCCTTCCGTGCTGTACGAGGTCAAGGAGTTCGTCAAGGAGGTGAACAGCCATTTTTTCGTGCTGCGGACCCGATTGATGGCGGTCGGGATCAAGGCCCTGGGTTCCGAGAAACCCAACTGACACGGCTGGAACGGGGGGCGCTGGCGCTGGTGACGGCCGGCCACCCCGGTGTGTGGGACTACCCCTGGCGGGTCTTCATGCTGGCTATCGCCGAGCTAGAGCGGCAGTCCCAAAAATGAGCAGCAGAACGACGATCAGCAGCACCGTGCTGGTGCCCCAGAACAACAGTCTGTCGTGGTTCCCCAGCAGGGCCACCAGCACACAGCCTCCGACGAAATCCTTATAGCGGCCTTCCGTCCTCATGTCCTCTCCGTCCGATCTCACTGTCGCGCTTAAGATTACCGGAGACCCGAAGGGCGGCGTAGCGGCCCTGGAGGAAATCCGGAAAGCCCAGCTTAACGCATTCGCTGCCGGCCGTGAAGCTGCGGACAAGGCCGCCACCCAGTGGAAGGCGGCAGAGGCCGAGGTCAAACGCCTGGCTCAATCCGCCCGGGGTGCTGGGGGCGACCACCGGGCCAACGCTGAGGCCATCTCGGCATCTGCGGCGGCGGCCGGTCAGGCAAAGGCGGCATGGATCGCCGGAACCCAGGCGCTCATGCAGCGCCGGGCCGAATTGGTCGCCAATGCCCAGGCCCTGGAAAAGGTCCGCCAGGCCGAGGCAGCGGCTGCCGCCGAATCCGAACGCCGGTCACAAGCCTCCAGGTTATCCGCCGCACGGGATGTGCTGGGTGTCAGCCCGTTCCGCGACATCGCCCGGGATATTGCCCTGGGCGAGGCGGCCTACAAACGCCTGGAGGCCAGCGGCAAGTTGAGCATGGCCGAGCTGGCCCAGGCCAAAATGAAGCTGTTGGAGCGGACCCGGGAGCTGCAGGCCCAGACCAACGGGTGGTCCGAGGCACTGCTCAAGGTGCGGGGCTCTGCCATGGCCTTGGCCGGGGTCGGGGCAACCATCTGGGCAACAGTGAAACAGGCTGCCGAATTCGAGCTGGCCATGGCCCAGGCCAAGAAGTACATCGATTTTCCCGATGAAAACGGCTTCACCAAGCTCCGCCGTGAGCTGCTAGCCATGACCCGGGAAATACCCCTGACTGCCGTGGAACTGTCCAAGATCGCGGCGGCAGCCGGCCAGGCCGGGGTGGCGGCGCCGGAAGTTGGCGAGTACGTGGCGGCTATCGCCAAGATCGCCATGGCCTTCGACATGCTGCCGGAGGAAGGCGCCGCCGCCTTCGGCAAGCTGCGCACTATCTTCGGCATGTCCATCGGCCAGACGAAGGACCTGGCCGACACCATCAACTGGCTCGGCGACAAGATGTCCAACGTCGCCGAGCGCGACATCGTCAATGTCCTGGCCCGAACCGGCGGTATGGCCAAGATGATGAATCTGTCTGCCAAGGAAACGGCGGCCCTGGCCTCCGCCTTCCTTTCCCTGGGGACGCCTCCCGAGGTGGCGGCAAACGCCATCAACGCTTTCATCCTGAAGCTCTCCACCCTCAACGGCGCGGAGCCGAAGGTGCAGGCTGCTTTTGAGAAGTACATCGGCAGCATTTCCGAGTTCACGGCCGCTATGATGGCCGACCCGGCAAAGGCCATCGATGCCTTCCTGAGTAAGGTCAATTCCCTGCCGGATGCAGTGCGTCCCATCGCCCTGTCCCATATCCTGGGCCTGGAATATGCGGACGATATTGCCAAGCTCGCCGGCGGCCTGGACGACTACCGCAAGGCCCTCAAGCTAGCCGCAGATACGGCGGCCCAGGGCAGCGTTACCGGTCAGTTCGACGAAATCGCCAAGACCGCGGCGATGCAATTCACGTTGCTGAAGAACGCCGTGTCCGAGACCGCTATTGTCTTCGGTAACCAGTTGCTGCCTGGCCTGGTGGCGGTAGCCGGTGCGGTGCGTGATGTGACGGTAGGGATCGGGCAGATCATTGATGCCGTTCCCGGATCGGCCGTTGCCCTATCCGTCCTGGTCACTACCCTGGCAGGTATGGGAGGGGCCCGTCTGGGTATCGCCGCCCTGGGCGTGATCGTTACCCGATTGACTGGGGGCCTGGGGCTTGCCGCTGTTGGCGCCGCCGGCCTGGCCCGGGGGCTCCTGGTGGTGGCCGCCAGGTTCATTCCCTGGGCCTTGGCGATTCAAGGCGTGATCTGGGGGCTGGACCTGCTGTTTGGTGAAGACAAGGGCGCCAAGCAAGCCGACGCCGCCAGGAAGACGGAAGCCAATGCGCAGGCCTTTGCCAAGCTGGCCGAAGCCGTCCGCAAGGTGGGTGGGAATTACCAGACCATCCAGGATGCGGCGGCAAAGGCGGCCACGGCCGATGAGAAAACCCAGCAGCAGCTGCTGACCAATGCGGAGAACTACGCCCAGCAGGTCCTGGGGAAGGCCAAGCAGCTGGCCTCGGCCAAGCAGCAGCTAGCCGAGCTGACCGCCCAGCGCCAGGCCATCCTGGCCGGCAAAGAGGTGGTCGAGGAAGAAAAGGCTGTCGAGGCCCGCATCAAGGCAGTGAAGAAGCTGGCGGAGCAGAAGCGTAAGGACATGGAAGAGGCCCTGCGCGATGTGGAGCGTTACCGCCAGGCCGCCAGCGCCGCCTACGAGCGGGCCGCCGACATCCAGATGTCCACCGCCGACCGCATCCGCGAACTGCGTCGCCGTGATATGAGCGAGACCGCCCAGCAGGCTGATATTGCGGCCCAGGCCCAGGAGAAGCTGGCAGCTGCAGCAGCTCGGGCTGCAGAGGCTACCCGCTTGTCGGGCAAGGGCGATACGTCAGGCGCTGAAAAGGCTGCGGCTGCGGCCGAGGCCCTGGCCAAGCAGGCGGAGTCCCTGGGCGCAAACCTGAAAAATACCGGCCAGGCTATCGGGATCGTGGAGAAGGCCGGGCAGATCGCGGCGGCAGCGGCGAAGACGGCCGGGGATGCCAACCAGAAAGCTGCAGACGGTGCTGCCGCCAAGGCGGCCAGCCTCAAGGAGCAGCTAGCCGCCCTGGCTACTCAGCTCGATGAGCTGGAGAAGAAAAAGCGCCTGATCGAAATCGACGCGGAGATCGCTGGAGCCCAAGCCAACATCCAGGCGATTCAGGCCGCCCTGGATGCTCTGCACGACAAGACGATAACCGTGACGGTTGTCCAGCAGACCGTTGAAGCGCACAGCGTCGGCGGTGTTGTCGGTGCCGGCCTGCGGCACTTCTCTACCGGCGGCGCCCTGCCTGGCTACGGCGGCGGTGACCGTGTCCATGCCCTGCTGGAAGATGGGGAGTTTGTCATCCGCAAGGAGGCGGTGCGCCGTTACGGCCTCTCGGCCATGATGGCTATCAACGGCATGCGTGCCCCCCTGCCGGCATTCGCTGTGGGTGGTGTGGTGGGCATTCCCGGTTCCGGCGCCGCCAACAACTCCAGTTCCCGGGAAACCTTGGATATCAATCTTCGCCTGCCAACCGCCTCAGAGCCGGTACGCATGCAAGCCGAGCGAGGCCAGGCCAATCTCCTGGTTCAGGCCCTCAACGATCTGTCGCGGGCGGCATGATGGGGCCGACCTCTCTCTCAATTCACTTCGGGCGGGGACAGCCTCCCAGCACGGACCTTCGGGATTATCTGGCGGATGGCGACCGGTGGATTCTCGGTGAATGGGTGGTCGATACCCCCGGTCTTGGTGCTGGCTCTCCATTCAAGCCGGAGTGGGTGGCCCATATGCAAACCAATAAATTTGCGCGGGAGACCTGCTACGGCTTCTACCTGGAGGCATCGGATCGGATGCTGGAAGCCTGGGAACGCTACAACAACCCGGAAGCCCCGGCAGGGGGATCGGATCGGGGTGGTGTAAGCCTCCGCCTGCAGACCCAACTCGTGGGGCGCGCCGGTGATGTGCAGGATAGGAATGCCCTGCAGGCGGCGCACAAGATCACGTTTGGTGTGAGCCGGCAACTGGGTCCGGTCAACCGGTCGCTGTTCGCTACTTCGGTATCGCCGGCGCTCAATCTCATTTTCGATTTCTCGAAGCTGAAAAATTCCTCCTCGTTTTCACTTTTCGGAGCGGCTGGTGAGCCACCGCTCTTCATCAGCAGGGGCGAGATGCTGGTGAGCATCACAAACGGTAATCAGAGCGTGGTGCTGCCCTGCGGTAATTTTTCTGTCGATGAAGTGTCCTATCGTCCGCCCCCTCCTACGCTTCCGGAGTGGCGCTTGCAGGACGAGGACGGATTGATCCTTTACCCGGAATTGGCCGATGCCACCAGATTTACGGCATCGCTCGAGCGCCCGGATGGATCGGTTATTCAGAAGCACGTCAGTCATCAGTCATTGATCCCTGGCGAGCTGACAGTCCAACTTTCAAGCATTGGTCCCTACGGCATTGATGTTATCGACCGTGCTCCCCAAGCAGGGACATACCGGTTTTATCTCGATTTTTCCCCATCCTTCTCCGGTCCGTACTCCCTGCGCCGGGGTAGCGACTGGAACAAAACAATCCTATATCCGGCAGGAGAGCTGCACGTCACCTCCGCCGATATTGGGAATGGGCGCCCCTCGACGGGGACGCACCTGGTTGCGTTCGATGTCTGGGACCCCAACGACATGGCGGTCACCCTGCTTGATCGACACTACGTTTCTAGGACACAGCAGGCCGGTCCTGCCCTCTGGTGGTTCTCCATCCAGTGGCCTGCCGGTGGGAGGGTCCGTCTCCGGAATCCCTGGCCATTTTCGGTAACACTCGACCGTGTAGTGCTGACCGTCAATTACCTATTCCCCGGCCAGAGTTCATACCTACTCGGGGCCGCCGAACCTAAGCAGGCCATTGCACCCGGTACATCGGTTGATATTCCCCTTTCTCAAGGCTATTTCGTTATTTATGGCCACGGCCCGCTGCCGCCTGATAGTCAGCTTGTTTCCAACATGGTGATTTCATATTCGCTGAATGGCGGCATGGGCAGTGGTTTCGCCGAGGTCACAATATGATTCGACTGGATTCCCTATTCCTTCCCGATGGCCTGATCTGGGTCGATGAGTTCATGTGGCAGCCGGTATCCGGTTCTACAGATCGGGCTCTGGATGGAAGCGAAATCACCAATGCGGCGGCCCTCAATGGTGGGCGCCCCATCACCCTTGAATCCGGCGCCGGCTTGAAACGTCTTGATGTTGAAGCGCTACAGGCCCTGGCCAGCCAGGCCGACGGATCGTTTCTCCTGGTCTTGCGGGACATCCCCTATCAGGTCCGATTCCGGCACGAAGAGGTGCCCGCCTTCTCCGCCACTCCCGTATTCCCATTGGCCCGCCCGGAGCCAACGGATTACTACACCGTGACTATCAAGCTCAAAACTCTGTAGAGGACTACTCATGCCAATTTCCGGTAATGAACTGATTTTCCGTCGCGCCGCCCTGGTATCCGATACGACCCCGGCCCAGAACGGCGGCCGTATGACTTCGGCCCCCATCGTTTCGGCCGTAAAAAACAACCTCTTCCCAGACGTTACCCAGGCTCAACGTCTTGCCGGTGCCGATCATTTCCGCAAGGTGTTTTTGCACGTGGCCAGTGCGGCAGAGACTGCCTTACTCGATGCCCGGGTCTTCCTCGAGGACGTTACCCCCGGCGACGATTTTGTGCTGCTCTACCCGGGTAGCCATAGCGACACTCAGGAGGCGGTGATCGGGCGCCCCTATGGCGTCGGGCGCCTGATCGCTCCAGTCGTCGATACCGCAACGGAGCTGCAGGTCCAGTTCGAGAACGCAGACTTCGCTACCTACCGGCCGATCCGGCTGGGGGATCAGCTGCGAGTGGCCAACATGCCGTCCACCGGCGGTAACGGCTCCGATGTGCATTGCACTGTGCAAGCCGTGGTGTGGGCCGGCGCCGTTGCTACGGTGACCCTGGCCGACCAGATCGGGACCGCCTTCGACCCGGCACTGGGCCCGGTTACCGTGGCCAGCATCATCAACCTGGCATCGGTGCATGCCTCGGTGTCGGCCCCGTCAAAAACTTCTGCCTCGGGAAACTTCGGTGGTTCCGGCGCCAGCAGTAACCGGGGCTCTGTCCTGCAGAACTGGACGCTTACTTTCACCAGTTCGGAGGCCTTCCGCGTTGATGGAGACACCCTGGGGGCCAGCGTTGCGAACGGCAACGTCAGCGCCGACTTCTCCCCCGTCAATCCTTCCGGCGGCGTTTATTTCTCGCTCCCGTCAAGCGGCTGGAGCGGGACCTGGACCGCTGGTGACACGCTGACTTTTTCTACCGAGCCGGCGGCTATCCCGCTATGGCTGCGCCGTGTTGTCCCAGGTGGGGCCGGTTCCATCGGTGTGGACTCGGTAACGATTGGAATTCAAGGGGAGAGCGCTTAAATGGCCCGGGTCGGATTCGTCAAAACCTTCGCTACCGGGGCTGCCGCCGCGGCCGACACCGGCATCGTCGCCATGATCCGCCAATATGCCCAGCTGGCCGGGTTTGCCGTTTATGCCGACACGGAGACCCAGTTTTCCTTTTGGTGCCAGGCCGGTACTTTTGAGCACGAGGAGGACCGGCCGCGCTGGTCCGTCCGCCGCCATAAGCCTAACGAGTATGCGGCAGATGCCTGGTATCCCTATGCCGAGAATGCCGCTTGGACGATGTCCGAAGAGCCGTTCCCAAATCCCTGCGATTTCATCGGTTCGGGCGTTTTTTCTTCATCCTATGTGAATATGCCGGTCACGGTTCGTGGGTGCTTCGATGGTGTCCTCGGCTTCTGGTGGGTCGTGGCAGAGGTTGCTGATGAAGGCTGGGCTCAGATCATGGGGGGGACTCGGGAGAGCCGTGTTATGGCCGATCACTACTCTGGGGTCGTCGGCCGATTCTGGCTGTTCTTTGCATCCAAGGGCAATGGGGTCCGGTCGTTTCGTGCGCCCAGCCCCCTGAAATGGGATGTGGCTGGCTTGGACCAAGGACTGGTGCTTGATCAGTTGATACTGACCAGTACGAACTGCTGGACCCCAATCAATACAGAGGCCCCACTGATAGCAGGTGCGATGGGTCGAGCCATTGGCCCCGTATTTGCCGGCGTACAACAAAGCCTAGGCTGCGCCATGGCTGGGGAAGGGATGGATGTGATGATTGGAACGCGGGGATTTTCCTATGGGGATTCCCCTGTTCCCGGCTGGTACGTTTTGAACTACCCGGCGGCTGAACCGATTATCTCGGATCCCGATGCCTACGAGAAAAACCTCTCCATGACGATCCTGGTCAGGGCTCCGGGAAGTTTCGATTCCCTATGATTACCGATTGGCCCCACTACGGTGGGATTTCCTCTCTGCTGCTGACCGTTCCCGACGATAGGGACGGGCCGGAAACAACACCGGTACGCGTATCGTTCGCCGCGCCATATAAAATCCAGGAGGTGGTCTGTGCCTCTGCCGTCTTCCCATATGCCGAGGCCCTTGCGATCAGGTGGAACGCGCCCTGGGGTATGTCGATCGCCCGCCGCTTAAGTGCCAGCTGGGCAAATACAAAGGCCATCTCTCGACAGCTATACGCCCCCTGGTCTTCTACGATTCCCGTGGGAGGGGCCTTCAATCTGTGTTGGTCGTTGCGCAACTTGCACCAGGCTGCAGTTCGGTGTCGCCTCGGTTGGTCCAACCAGAGACAGGGGCAGGTAGTACAGGGCGGAGTCGAGCTGATCGCCGGCAACGGGCGCTGGCTGCGGCCATTGCGGGCCAGCGTCACCATGGCTGAGGGATCGCCACTGTGGGTTGCCGACATTACGCTCGGTAGTGCAGAGGACTTTACCCAGTTCGAGATCGGAGAATCGCTGACGCTGACGCTGTGCGGTTATGTGTTTTCCCTCCGTGTCGATCAGACCACCGAAGATGAGCAAGGCCCTGAACAGCGCCGGTGGGGAGTCAAGGCGTCCTCTCCCCTGGCGTGGGCGGACACGCCATACCACCAGTCGGGGAATCTGTACTTCCCCGCCGGCACCACGGCCAGAGAGGCCGTTGAAGAGCTTCTAAGTCCGGTGGCGTCGCTGACCTGGCAGATTCCAGACTGGACGTTGCCGGCGGCCGGCTTGGTGTTTACCTCGACTACGCCGCTGGCTGCGGCCCGCTCCATCGTTGAGGCCATCGGCGGCCTGCTCGAATCGACCCCAGACGGAGCTGCAGTGGCCCGGCGCCGTTACCCGGTACCTCCACCAGAGTTCGCCCATGCGGTTCCTGACCTGGTGGTGCAAGACTCGGAAATGACTGTCCGCAGCACTTCTGTGGTGCACGTGGAAATCGTCAATCGTTTGACCGTCGCCGATGGAAATACCACGGCATCCTCATCCCAGGACAAGGTGGAATTCGAGGCGGACGATACGAATGCCCTCGCTGGCACGGTCAGGGCCTGGCCGCAGCCCTGGCGGGAGGTTCGCCTGGTGCATACCGGCCGCCCCGAGGTTTCGGTTGTCCCTAAAGGCGTCCGGGAGTGGGAGGTGGAGGAGACTGTGGAATTCAAGGATGGCCAGGCCTCCCTGGGTAAGCCTGCTCTGTCCATCGTGGAAGTGCAATGGAAGTACTTCAGTCTTGGCGGCGTCACCCTGCAGGATGGCGGTGCGCTGACGGCCGCTTTTGGCCTGGGCTACAGCCTGGCCACCATCCGCTATTTGACACGTGCCTATGTCTGGTCGGTAACGTCGCCGACCGGTGAAGAGGTGCAGTTCGTTCTGGAGGACGATGATGAGTAACGCTACCGTACGAGTTCAGTTCGGTGCTGGGATCAATGCCGGTGACCATCTTTCTGCAGAGGTCGATGATCGTGTCGGCGGGCCGAATAACGGCAAGACCTCTTTCCTTGCGGGGGATACGGCCTGGTTCCTGGTCTTCCGCTCTGCCGGCATCGAGCTGGAGTTGGACTCTTCCGCCGGGAGCTTTGAAGTGGGTTCCGAGGTAACGCTGGTTAGAACCGAGTCGGTTAGCTTTGAGAATTCAAAAACGGCGACTCTCCCCGTCCCTGCGGTCTCCCTGGGCACTGTGGTGTGGGTCGGCCGCTCCCTTGGTGACCTCACCTTGTCGGATGACGGCATGACCATGACGGCGCCGACAACCGGCGTTGCAATTGCCCGGGTCACCTATGTGGCAAAAGCGGTTTCCTTTGGCCTAAAGAGTCCGACGCAGATAAACGGGGAGGTCGATTTCGATGTTCTGGTCCTGATAAAGGGCAGTCGGCCGGGCGGGGAATCCGATGCGGATTGAAGCCTATCGCGGCGCTGGTGACCGCCCCGGTGATGATGTGGAAGCGTCGCTTCTGTCTGGGGAGGCCGCCCTCATCGAGCGGGCTTGGGCAGAGCTGAATGATCGAGCCCACCAGAGGGAAGCGCTGACCCTAACTGGGGTTGCCAAGGTCGGCATGTTGCCGGGCCGGCTCATCGTCAATGAGCCGGTCGGCAGGAGCCCGTGGGTCGGTCGTGTCGTCAGCGTCACCTTTGCCGCAGACGGGGTGCGTAGCACCGCCACCCTGGGCGTGGAGCGCCCCAAGCTATGAGACACCCGCTAGGTGAGCTGCGCCGGCTCCTGATCCCCCAGGCAGCTACCACTGGGGTAGTTGTGGCCATCATTGGCGGAGTAGCCAAAGTGGCCACTCGGAACGGGCTGGCCAATGGGCGGGTCGTCGGCCAGGTCGCGCTAGGAGACCGGGTAAAGCTGGATGCCGGAACGGTGACACGTGCGCCCCAGGCTTCTAGGAGCTACCCGGTGTAGAGGAAGGAGAGGCATCAAGACAAAAGCGGCGGCGGGGCGCGCCCCGATGCAAAGTCCGTAGGTAATCAAGACCCGAAATTCACTGAGCCGATACGAGCATGACGGCCAAGACCAAAAGGAACTCCGGGCCACGGCCTGACGATTAGGCCCGCTTTTGTGTTGTAGCCATGAAGGAAAGAACGGTGCGACCGCAATAAGTGTTGGAGCACTCATTGCAGCCACCGCCGGCAGATGCAGCCTGCGTTTGGCCAAGGCACCGTTACCGTGCACACGGCGGGCCGAAGCCTAACATATGGGCGTTATCGTGAAAGAAGTTCGCTGTACGAAGTGCAACAAGAAGCTGGCCGAAGCCGATTACCGGCGCCTGGCCATCAAGTGCCCACGCTGTGGGCTGATGAATGTACTGAAGGCCATTGAGCCTCCCAATTCCGCGCCAAGTGCGCGAAAGGAGAGACTCAATGACAACCCCGTTCCTTAACAATCCGGCAAACCCCATCATCCCCTGGCTCGGCGGCAAGCGCCGCCTGGCCGACCGGCTGATCCCCTTGTTCCCCCAGCACGAGTGCTATGTGGAACTGTTCTGCGGTGGCGCCGCCCTCTACTTCCTCCGGCCGGTACCGGCAAACTGCGAAGTCATCAACGACATCAACGGCGAGCTGGTGAATCTCTACCGGGTGGTCCAGCACCACCTGGAAGAGTTCGTCCGGCAGTTCAAGTGGGCGCTGTCCTCCCGCCAGGTCTTCAAGTGGATGCAGGAGACCAAGCCGGAAACCATGACCGACATCCAGCGGGCGGCCCGCTTCTTCTACCTGCAGCACCATGCCTTCGGCGGAAAGGTGGATGGCCAGACCTTCGGCACGTTCACCACGGCCCCGACCGTCAATCTCCTGCGTATCGAGGAAAACCTATCCGGGGCACACCTCCGGCTGGCTGGCGGAACAACGGTGGAAAACCTGCCCTGGAAGGACTGCTTGGCCAAGTATGACCGGCCCCATACCTTCTTCTATGCAGACCCGCCCTACTGGCAGACCGAGGGCTACGGCGTCCCATTCCCCTTTGAAGAGTACGAGGCCATGGCCAAGGCCATGGGGAGCTGCAAGGGCAAGATGATGGTGAGCATCAACGACCACCCGGACATCCGCCAGGCATTCGCCGGCCAGGTGTTTCACGAGCTGGGGATCAAATACAGCTTAGGGAGCAATCAGGGCGCCCCTGGGGAGAGCCGAGAGCTGGTGATAACGAACTACGAGCCCGGGGTGATGGGCGGGCTGTTCTAG